CCTGCGGCGCAACATCAACATCTTCATCTACATCTTCATCTACATCAACATTGTTTGTTTTAGGTTGTTTTTTGGGGTTGTTTTGGGGGTTGTTTTCCGACCGAACGTTAGTTTCGTTTTCGGCCTGTTCCTCCCCGGCATCCTCCACGAACTCGAACCGCTCCTCCTCCGGCTGTGCCTGCGCCTGGGCCTTCGGCTCCGGCTGGGGCCTCGGGCGGGAAGCTTTCGGGGCGGGCTTGGCCGCGTTCCTGTTGCCCGACGGAGCGCCCCCGCACTTCCGCCCCACGTCAGCGTCAAGGAAAGAGCGGATGGCCGTGAAGGCGATGTCGGCGAGGAGCGGCAGCCCCTCCGGCTCTATGCCGTCGAAGCGGTATGCGTCCACCGCGTCGTAGAAGGCAAGCCGTGCCTTGTCGTCCGTTATCTTCCTCGCCACCTCGTAGTAGCTCCTGTACTGTGATGCCTTGGAGATCTGCTCCATTCCCGCCCCTCCTTGCTAAACTTCTTCTATCTCTATGCCGTGGACGTGCCACATCAGGCGCTTCTTGAGCCGGTAGACCGCAGTCCGCACGCCCTTGAAGTCAACGACGTGTTCCCTGCCGTCACTGTCACGGTACGTGAAGTCCGCCACATACTTTACGGCTCGCATCTTCCTGCCGTCCGGCCCTGCCTCCCCTTCGACGAGGACGAACGGAACCTGCCGCTCAAGCCCCGCAATGAGTCCTGACCGCTCCATAAGGCGGAGCTGGTTCCAGTAGGTCGCCTCGCCCATGCTGTCAAAGGAAAGGCCGTCAACGGTAACACGGCAGTTGCGGTACTTGCTCATACCGCCCCCGCCGGAACGTCACGGATGGAGACGAGCCTGCGCAACGCCCCCTCCCGGATATTGGCCCACATGTTGTAAGCGTCGCTGCGGTTCCTTGCGGGGCGTGCCGTTGCCAGCTGGCAGGGCGGAAGCCCCATCTCAAGCAGGCGGGCGTTGGCCGTCCGTATGATGGCCACAAGGCGGCTCTCCCTCTCGGACATTCCGCTCTCATCGTCGTTCATGAATCCCATGCCGGACCTCCTTCCCCTAGAACGGGATGTCCTCGGGGAACTCGTCCCCGCCCTGCCCCTGCTGGGGAGGGGCGTACTGCTGTGCCGCCGCCTGTGCCGGGGCGGGTGCCTGGGGGGCGGCCTGCCCCGGTCCCTGCGGTGCCTGGGACGGCTTCTTGAGAGGGTACAGGTTGCAGTATTCCGGGGCGGACTTCTGGGGCACGCAGCGCACCCAGCCCAGAGCCCCCTTCCATGCCTCGTAGGGACCGTCAAGCCGCGTGTCCCTCGGCATGTGGAAAGCGTCAAGGAACTCCGTCATCTTCTCGTCCCAGCGTTCCATCTCCTTCTGGCCCACGTAGGGCCGGTCATAGAAGGTCAGGAAGTTGGGGCGGCAGTGCGGATGCCCCTTGATCTGTACGTACACGGCAAGGTAGGGCGTCCCGTTCTTCGTCGCCTCGGGCCTTGCCCCCAGAATCCTCGCCTCGTACTCGCCCGGGACAAGCTTCTCGCTCTCCCTCGGCGTAAATCCCTGTCCGAATCCCATATCTTGCTCCTTGCGGCTCCCGGCCGCGCTTTATTTCTTCCTCAGGGCTTGTCCCGCCCAGTAATAGCGGATGGGGCTCTTCCCGTTCGGGTCGCTCTCATACACAGGGTCTGCCGAGTAGAGGTAAGCGGTGACGCGGAAGTGCCTTTTGAGTCCGGCTTCCCTGCGTATCTCCGACTCCGTGATGCCCTCCATCCCCGCCGCGCGTATGGCGGCAAGGATGCGCTCGTGCGGTTTCGCCCCCGTCATTTTCCCTCCGCCTTCCGGCGTTTCCCGGCGAGGGCGTGCCTCAGCTTGGCCAGGGCGATGACGGCGGGCCTCGCCCCCTCGACCTTCCCGAGTCCCGAAAGGTTCATACAGGAAAGCTCCGCCCTGTCCATAAGGGTGAGGTTCGACGGGTCGCAGTTGCGCGTGTCCCCGTCCAGGAACACGACGCACATCCCGGCGGGGACAGGGCCGTTCGCCCGCTCCCATTCCATTATGTGCTTCCATTCCCACACGTTCGGCTCGGCGACCTTCACCTTGAGGTAGCCGCTGGTCGCCATTACCTCCGTCCCGACGGGGGCGGCATTATGCGGACGCTGGCCTTTCCGGAACCACCCCTTCTCGCATCCGGGAATGAGTAAGCCCTTCCGCCCCTTGTTCGGCGGCTCGTGCCCCTTGCGGAACCGGGCGTCCTTCGCCCCGGTGAGGCGGAAATTCTTGCGCTTGGAGGCGACCTGTGCCGGGGTGTAGGACGTGCCGAGCCGGGCGTTGAGCAGGGCCGCCGTCTCCGCGCTCGTCCTGCCGGGCGACAGCTCCCTGAGCGCGTCCAGGGCAGCCTGCGGCCATACGCCGGACGTGCCGTCCTTCCGCTTCCCTTTCAGTCCGCTCCAAGTTTTGTGGTTATTCCGCCAAGAGCGGACGTTGGCCGCCGTGAGCGGGCGGAAGCGGCGGGAGAATTCCGCCGCCACCTCTTCCGCCGTGTGACCGGGGATAAACTCCCGGAGGAAATCCGCCTCGGCCTCCGTGTATGTGATGCGGCTCATGCGGTGGCCCCCTTGGGAAGGCGGGGCTGCACCTCGCTGTCCTTCACCGCGATGAGGGCAGGCAGCTCCCCGTTCGGCAGTGCGTTCTCTTCCGCCAGTTTCATCGCCTGGATCTGCGTCCCCGCGATGCGGATTATCTTGTCCGCCACGTCGCTGGATGCTTCCGCCCGGCGGATGGTCTCGTCCAGCTTGTCGCCGGTCACGTCATCGTCGTTCAGCGTCTCCAGTATGGCGAACAGGTGGTTTGAGAGGTCTGAGAGGTTGTTCTTCATTCCTTCCCCTCCCGTGCCCTGATCAGCGCGACGCGCTCGTCGTAGCGGGGGTCGTAGTAGGCGAACCTTGCGTATGCGTGGTAGCCCTCGCCCTTCAGGAGGAAGGGAAGGTCCTCGGACGCCCCCTCCTCCACCACGGCACGGTGCTCCTCGTCGCGGCTCTCCACCCGGTATATCAGCAGCCCGATGCTGTCCGCGTAGAAGCACCGCCTGCCCCTCAGCTGCTCGTCCCACATGAAATGGACGAAGCGCTTGTCAAACAGCTTCTCCATTCTTTCCTCCAAAAAAGAAAGGCGGCCTCCCGGTGCGAAGTTTCCGGTCAGCCGCCATATATGACCGCACGTCCATGGGGGCCGCGCGGAAATACCTGTGCCATGCCCGCAGCCCCCTTCGCCAGGGCGGCGGCCGTAAGATGCCGTGTTTGGTTACGCCTTTCGCTTGCCGGGAGAAACGTAGGAAAAACTCCCGGGAAGTGCGCCCCCGGCACGGCGGCCGGGCGAATGCATGATGGAGAAATACCTCAGAAACCAAGTTTCTTAAAATATTCCTTTGGACGGCTGTGTGCGGCCGTCCGAGTGCTGCCTGCCTTTCTCCTACGGAGCCGGGCAGGGAATGCTTGGGAAGCGCGGGAATCGGACCCGCCCGCAGGAGAGGTACCGCCTGCGGCCACTTGGTCTTTCCATTGCCCCCGACGGGACGTGTGGGAGGGGAATCCCGCCCCGCCTGGGCTTGTCCCCGCCCGCGCCGCAGGGGCACGTCAGGAACCGTCCTGCGAAACCTCACGGATCCTCCAAAACATTAAAGGCACGCTCCGCTCCGGTTTCAACAGGACTTCATTCATTCACCCTGTCAAGGGTGAATGAATCATGTTATCCGTAGGATAACATGAAATTGCTAATTCGCAATTTGTAACCTCATTATACTTCTAATTGGCAAATTGTCAATCAGTTTTTTTGCTTTTTCGCAAGTTTTTTCAACACGAAAATATAGATATGGAAATAAAAGGCCACGATGTTGTCATGCGGATAGACCAGAGGCTCAAGGAACGGAACCTGAAAAGGAAGGCCCTCGCCGAGTCCTGTGGCTTCAACGTCGCTAATGTCACAAAATGGGATAAGTATGGTTCGCTTCCCCAGTCGGACACGGCCTATTACATCGCCCAGGAGCTGGGCGTGTCGGTGGAGTGGCTTCTCACGGGCAGGGAGCGGGAGGGCCTGACCGAGGAGGAGCGCAGGCTCGTGGACATGTGGCGCGAGCTTGACGGGCGCGACAGGCAGGACGTGCTCGGCATCGTGGAGATGAAGCTGGAACGTTCTACGCCGTCATCCGTGGCGGAGGCCAGCCCCTCCGCCGGGTAAGGGCGGTATACCTCCGCCCCCGGCCGCCACGGTTTCTTTGACGGCTGGGGCGGGGCGGGTGAAAATGTTATTTTTTTATTGATTTTATCAAACCAAGTGATATAATAGAGGGGCTTTTTTATGGAAACCGGGAGGTTTGGGCCCTTGTGATGCAGGAGCGTCAGGGAGAGGCAAAGGAAATGACAGGACTAGCACCCACCAATCTCAGCAGAAGGCAGATTCATCAGCTGGCGGAACAGTTTGCCCAAACCACCTCGTACGTCCCCGGCGAGACGGACATCATCAAATATGTAAAAACCCAGCTGAAAGGCAAAATCGAATACACGGACATTCCCAAGGATTCCGCCGGGGGCTCCATAGCCGTCAGGGGAAAGGAAAACTTTACAATCTACCTGTCAAAGGCGACCTCCCACAAGCGGGACGTGTTCACCATTGCCCATGAGCTGGGACATTATTTCCTGCACTCAAGGCTCGGCGAGGTTCCGATAAGTGCAAACCGTTCGGAGGATATTGACGAGACCGAGAAGGAAGCAAATTCTTTCGCTGCCGCATTCTTAATGCCGGAGGCGAAGGTCAAGGGGCTTTTTGATGAAAAAAACGGAAATATCTCCGCCCTGGCCGATGCGTTCAATGTCTCGCTGTCCGCGATGAGCTGGCGGTGCGTAAACCTCGGCCTGAAAAAAGCATAGATGACTGACAGCCCTCAGCTTTTTCTTTTTCTCAGCGTCGATATTATAGACTCGACCGCAAAGAAATACGGCACGAAAAATCCGATTGACTGGTACAGCGTGTTCACGGATTTCTATGTCTCGTTCCCGGATGAATTCAGGACACATCTGGAAGCGGAATATGAGTACAACGGAAAACTGGATTACTCCCGCGGCAAACTTGTTATCTGGAAACATGCGGGCGACGAGATTCTGTTCTATACAGAGATTAAAAAGGAAAATGAAGTCCCTTACGTTATTTCCGCATTCAAAAAGACCTTGGAGGACTGGTATCCGCCTAAGGGCAAACTGGACGTGAAAGGCTGTGCCTGGACAGGCCAAGTCCCGTTCATCGACCGGAAACTGGAAGAGGAAAACGGAAAGCTTGATTTTATAGGGCCGTCCATAGACTGCGGATTCCGCCTTGGCAAGTATGCCTCAAAGAATGAGATTGCGATTTCCGTGGAGGTCGCAGATTTGCTCAACGGAATAAGCCAGCTCCAGTCTTCCCTGTATTATCTGAAGTCGGAAAACCTTAAAGGCGTATTCGGTGACAAGAAGTATCCGATTTTCGTCCTCAAGCTTGACGGGGCGAAAACAAACGAATACGACTTCTTGAAAATCCCCTGTCGGGAAACTGACCTTGACGAGTTCATCAAAAAGCATTATGCAGGCATTGGGAAAAAATTCAAGGGAAAAGCATCGCGCATCGAGAGAGACATACCTTCATACCTAGCAGGGAAAAAGGAGCTTTGCGAAAAGATACTGACATCAAAAATCGCAGGGCAGCAGACCGCACAGGAAATAGGCTCAGACAAAAAGGATGACAGTGCTGAATTTGAGCAATTCAAGGACTTGATAGATGCAAGCTCCGGTACTGCCACGGAAAAGCCCTAGCCTTTCCGCCCCCAGCTGTCAAGGATTGCTTAACAACTGAAAAAAAATCCCTCCCCGCTGGTACGGGGAGGGAAAGCTTCTTTTAAGGAGGTTATGTCTCAAAAGATGGAAAATGAAAACCTCCGTAAATATAGCACATCACGCAGGAAAAATCAAACGCTACACCACCTTGGGCAGGAAGTACGCCCCGTAACGCTCCGCCACGTCCTTCCCGAACGCATCCAGCTCCTCGTCAAGCACGTGCTCGCTGTAATGCTCGGTCATCTCGGCGGTCTTGTGGCCGACGCTCCCCTGCACCGCGCTCATCTTTGCGCCGCCGTGCACCATCGTCGTTATGAAGTCGTGCCGGCAGGAATGGAACTCGTACTTTGCGGCCTCCTCCCGTGACAGGCCCAGCCCCGCAAGCTCGGACCGCATGGCATCAAGGAAAGTCTTGCCGTCTATGGGCTTCTCCGGAAGCCTGCCCCAGAACACGAAGCGGTTCTTTCCGCCGTGGGGGTTCAGCTCCAGCTGGTGGGCAAGGGCGGCCATCAGGGAGGGGATGGGGCATACCGCCGTCCGCTCGCCCCCGTTCTTGGTGGACTTGAGCCCGTCCTTCCGGGACCATGAATGGCGCACGTGTATGCGCCCCCTCTCCATGTCCAGGTCACAGCCCCGCAAGGCAAGGATTTCCCCGCACCTCATTCCGGTAGTCATGGACAGCATGAAGGCAAGCTTTGCCCGACCGTCCTTCCAGTCCCTGCGGAAGAGCGCGTCCTTTATTTCCGGCGGGAACACCTCCCTCTTCCTGTACGTGCCCCGGAAACGCACCCAGCGTCTGGACAGGTCTTCCTTCATGAGCCCTTCCCGGTATGCGTAGCCCAGGGGCTTGGTCATGCTCTCCATGACAATGTTCTTCGTATGGAATGAAAGGCCGGAGGCGGACAGCCTGTCCAGGACCCCGTCAAGGTCGGCCTTGCTGACATCGGCTATGAGCTTCCCGCCCAGCGCGGCCGCCCAGTGCCTGCGTATGACGCTGCGGTGGGCCTCCAGCACCTGCGTGCCGGTTCGCTTGCCCGCCCGCTCCTGCTCGGCAAGGTAACGGCTCTTCCCCCTTGTCCAGAAGTCCATGGCATAATCGACGGCCCGTATGTCCGCCCCATCGCCCGGCAGGACATAGGACCTGACAAGCCCCCGCCCCGCAAGGCCGGACAGGAGGGACTCAACGTCGGAGAGGGTCAGGTCGGCGGACGAAAGGATTTTCTTTGCCTTAGCCAATGCCTCGCGCCTTCCGTTTTCGGGGCTCGCCATCATCTGGCAGGCCCTCCTGAATGCCCTTGAGTAATCCTCCTCGCCCGTGGATTTGCCGGACGTGTAGCCCGGGCATCCCCCCAGCTTGAAGGCCGCATAATAGAAACGAGACTTCCTGCGCTTGTACAGGATAAATGGCAACGGCTGACGCACGGACAGACCTCCCGTATGGCATCATCTGGAACTTGACACTTCCGCTTGACACCTACATTTTTTCAACGGAAAACAGGCCCGCCCGTGGTATGGGTAGGGTGGCGCAGTCTCTTTGCACACAAAGACTTAGCGCGACTGACGCATGGCGGATTCGAACCGCCGACCCACTGCTTAGAAGGCTTCCTAGAGCCGTTTCCACTACTTTTTTCGCTGTTTACGTTCCTACTATATAGTGGAAATATTCCCTTGTAAAGCCTTTTGTTGTCACCTCTTGACAAACACACATTTAATGTGTATACTGTACACATGAAAGCAAGGGAGCTGATACGGCGGCTGGAAAAAGCGGGCTTTGTGTTCGTAAGACACGGAGGCAAGCACGATGTCTACAAGAGAGGGAAAGACGAGGAGCAGGTTCCGAGGCATACCGACTTGAATGAAAGGCTGGCAGCCGCAATAATCAAGAAATGGGGGCTATAGCCCCTACCCGCCGGAAGGCGGGCTTTCCATGCTTAAGGAGGTTTGTATGACAGTTGTTTACCCCGTGGTGTTCACGGAAACAAAGGACGAAAAAGACACGGTGCTTGTCTCCATACCGGATTTGAACGGTTTCACGGAGGGGTACGGAATAGCAGATGCGATAGCGATGGCAAAGGATTACATCGGGAATGCGCTCTGCTCCATGAAAGACGCGGATTTTCCCGCCCCGTCAAGGATAGCAGACGTGAATGTTTCCGCCGGGGAGTTTGCGGGAGCCGGAGCCCCGTTCGCATCACTCGTTGACGTGGATATTGAATTCTTCCGCAGGAAGGAAAAAAGCCGCATGGTACGGCGGAACATAACGCTTCCCCAGTGGCTTGACGAACTTGCTACGGAAGCAAAAATAAATGTATCGGCGGTCGTGCAGGACGCTCTCAAGGAACGGCTTCAGACCGCCTGACCTCCAAAATGGGAAGCCGCCCCGCGCCGTATTGCTAGATTCCCGCCACCCAGTCCAGCACGTAGCGGGAAACGCTCTTGCCCGCTTCCTTCGCTTTCTGCTTGAGCAGGGCAATTTCCTCCGCGCTCCCGCTTATCGTCGTGGTGGAGAAAATGACTTTCCGCCCGGTGGCGGGACGGCCCGCGCCCGGCCTCGCCCCGCCCCTGCCGTCCTTCTTCTCAGCGTCCATCGGCTCTTCCCCGCTTCCCGTGAAGAACAGAAAAGACGACGGCAAGAACAAGGAGGATGGCAGCGGCCACGCACTTGACGGCGACCTCACGGGCGGAAGCCCCGGGGCAAAAGGCCCGCAGCGCAAAGAACACGCCCGCCCCCACGAACACGGGCCACGATTTTGACAGCTTGCTTTTCATGTTGACACCCCCGAATAATCGCTGTAAGATTGGAGGTAAAGAAGTAGCAAGCCCATGCTGGATTGCATGGGACTTGTGCCACGCAAGGCTTCTTTACTTCCTGCCGTCAAGCCACTTGTTGATGTAATATCCAATTACAATCAACAAGATGGCAAGCTGGAAGTCCAAGAACTTGAAAGAGTCTGCCCCGCCAGCTTGCAGGGCAGGGCTTACCCCAGTAGCCCCTCAACCTCCTTGTCGGTGAAGCCCATGCGGTAGACGCGGGCGTTCGGGTCGGTCACAAGCTCTATCTGGACACGGACGGGAAGACCTGCCCCCTCCGAACCTTCCTTTGTCACGACCATGTGGGAAGCGTCCTCAATGCCGTCATCACCCTCGGCAAGCTCGCCCGCCTCGCGCCAGGCGAACCTGTCCGCCCAGAGGGAGCGGAGCGCGGCCTTCGTCTCGCCCGGCCACGCCTCCATGCAGTTCATGTAATCCTCTTTCGTCGAAAGAACCTGCGGGAATCTCCTCATATTGTCCTCCTTGCCCTATGCGAGCGTGTAATACCTGTCTATGCGCCTGATATAGGCCTTGAACGGAAGCCTTGAGCAGTATTTCTCAAGCTGCCCGATTATCACCGTTGACCCGGTGAAGAAAATCTTTTCCTCTCCGTCCTCGGTGAATTTGAACTGGACCGTGGCGCAACTGTCGCCCTTATCCTTGAACTTTGACGGCCTGACCTTGTAGCGCAGGATTATGACTTCCCTGTTCACGAGGTCATTCAGCCGCACCTTGTCCCCGGAAAAAGGCTTCTCGTCCGCCTCAACGAAGTCGCCGAAGCTTTCCATTACGCGACAAGCTCCCTCAGCTCCGCAAGCCCGAGCTTCTCCTTGAGCCTGTGCGTCTTGGCGTGCCGCATCCAGCCAGCCATGCTGTCGAGCGAGGAGCGGCACTTGTCCCGGTCAAACCTGCCGCCCTCCACCGCCCTGCGGATTTCACGGACCCGCTTCTCCTGCCTGAGCTTGGTCGATTTCCGAAGGAGGACGAAGTTGTCGAAGTGTCGGTAACCGCAGAAGTCGACGCCCTGCCTGACGCTGAAAACGTCCGACCGGCTGTATTCCAGCCGGAGCCTGTCACGGAGGAACAGCCCGATTTTCTTCCGGCATTCGTGCAGGAAAGCCTTGTCGTCCGAGAACAAGAGAAAATCATCGCAGTAGCGGAGGTAGTCACGGACATGGAGCTCCCTCTTGACGAAGTCATCAAGCACGGACAGATAAAAGTTTCCGCTCCACTGACTCAGGTAGTTCCCGATAGGACAGTTTTTCCCGCCGGGGAAGCTGAATATGATGTCGTCTATGACCGCCATCAGCCGTCCGTCCTTTATGAGCCTGTGGTACATCGCGGAAAGGATGTGCTGGTCGATGGACGGGTAGAAATGCCTCACGTCGCATTTCAGGCAGTACTTGTTCCGCCTGACCGCCTCCATGCACCTTTGGCCCGCCAGTATCTGCCCCCTTCCCGGAATGCAGGAGTAGGTATCCGCAATGAGCTTTTTCTCCAGCACCGGGGCAAGCACGTTGACGAGCGCGTGCTGGACTATCCTGTCAGGACAGAACGGAAGCTTGTATATCGTCCTCTTTTTCGGCTCGGTAATCGTCATGCTCCTGTACGGGGACGTATGGAAGCGGCCCTCCATTACATCCCGCCGGAGCGCGTACAATCTCAGCGACCATCCGTGCCGGAACTCGGCGACGCTCCGCTGCTTACCCTTGCCTTTCCTCGCGTCCTTGTAAGCCCGAACAAAGTTCTGGACGCTTATGAACTCGTCCCACAGATTTGTGTATGTCCTCACGATTCCTCCAAAAGTCGGCGGGGAAGACCTTCCGTCACCGTACCGGAATCCCCCGCCCATCGGTATTTTTTCTGGCATTCCGCCAGACTGCGCCCGCCAGCCGAAGTTCACTCAAACGCCCCCGATGTCAGGCTCGTTCGCTTCGTATCACCCCGCGCCCCGTGATATTCGCATTCGCATTCGACCGCTTGTTATTCGCATTACGGCAGCGCGACCCGCAGGAAGCGCCATTATTCCAATTGCCCCCTGCGATGAGCGCATTGCGCGGGCGCAGTCGTCCCAATATATCGCTATGCTGAGACCAAATTTTACCGGGCCGGGGACCGCCCGCTTTTTTGCGTGCGGCCCCCGGCAGACTACGCATCGCGGATAACGCGGCTCACCCCGCGCCCCGCGACATCCGCAGACGCAACCGACCGCCCGTTACCCGCATTACGGCAGCGCGACCCGCAGGAAGCGCCATGATTCCACTTGCCCCCCGCGAGGAGCGCATAAGATGCGCCGTATGTCTGTCCGAACGAGGCATGCCCGTCGTATGTCCCCCACGAGCTTCCCCCGTTGCAGGCATTTTCCTCAAGCCACTGCCACAGGACCCCGCACATGTCCTCGCAGCCGATGAAGCTCAGCATGCGCCTCCCCGCCGTGTCCTTGTGGCCTCCCGTGGTCACGGGATCGGCGGAGCCGTAGATGTTCGTCCGCTCGTTGCTCCCTGCCGCCGCGCTCGAGAACTCGTAGTCGTTCAGCAGGCGCTTGCCCACGCGCATCATGTCATCCTGATGGTTCTGCTGCTGCCTCGTGTCGGTTATGGTCGCCCCGTACTCGCTCCTCGTGAGCAGCCCCTTCCCGGACTGCAAGTAGATGTCCGGAATCCTGTCCGTGTCCGGATCGTACACCATGCCCTCCGCCCCGCTGAAAGGCCGGAAGGTCAGGCAGAACACGGACTCGGGAAGGATGTCCCCGGCGCGGAAGCCCGCGAGCGGGTGCGAGACCGTCACCGTGTCGTACTGAGCTCCTGCCGTCACCGACACGACGTTCCTTGAGTAGAATCCGTGGAATCCCGTGCCGTCGTCCTTGTACCTCTTGACAAGGCAGGTGTCCCCGGCCGCAAGGCTCCCCGGGGATGCGGCGAGAGTCGCCGTGAGCGGGCGGGAATCATCGTCAGCGTCCGCGCAGAGCGTGTGGAACTGCCCTATCTTGCGCGTGTTGAGCGCGGTATAGAGCGGGTCAATGTCGTTCGGGTATGTCGAGTTGGCGGAGGCGACGACCGTCACCCCGCCCTCCCCGTCCGGGACAAGGTACAGGTAGAAGTCCCGCCCGTTTATCTCGCCCGCCCGCGTCACGGACGCGTCCGCCGCGAGGTGCATCATCTGCGACAGGTCGAACGACTTGTCGGAATCCGCCTCAAGTGCCCGGTGGCTCGTCACGCCGCCCTCGGTCATGTCCAGGCGGATGTAAGTCCCCGCCAAGAACTTCACCGACCTCCTGGCAGGCGCGGAAAAGTCGAAGATCAGGAAGCGGTCGTGCGCCGCCCACAGGTCTCCCGCCCTGACGGCGGAGAGCCTGCCCTCAAGCTCGGCAACCCCGCGCCTCGCCTCCTCGTCCTCCAGGTCGAACAGGTCTGCCCCGACCTGTATGTTGCTCAGATTAGCCATGTCATGTCTCCTATATCACCAAGGTCTTGTTCTCCACATCGACGGACACGATTTTCCCGGATTTGTTCCAGAAGCAGAGGGTCTTGCCCCTGACCCCGGCAATCAGGGCCGCGTTCCCGTCGAAGAGCCGTATGTCATGCAGGGCGGCCTCGGCCTCCTCCGCATAGTACTTCGCGTTGTCCGTGTCCTCCCCCTCCCGCGTGTCCGTCCCTCCGGTCGCCCAGCTCTCGGCGAGCATCGCGGAATCGGCGGCGTTGCTTTCCGATATGGCCGCGTTCGCCTCGGAAGCCGTTGCCGCCGTCGCGCTCGCTGCCGCATTGGTCTCGCTGCTTGCGGCGGCGACCGCGCTTGCCTGCGCATTCGTCTCCGAGGCGGACGCGCTGGTCTCGCTGGATGCCGCGTTCGTCTCTGAGGCCGCAGCGTTTGCCTCCGAGGATGCCGCCGCCGTGGCGGAGCCCGCCGCCTGCGTGGCGTAGTAGGAAGCGTTGTCCGTGTCCTCCCCGTCGCGAGTTCCCGTCCCTCCGGTCGCCCAGCTCTCCGCAGCGGCTGCCTGCCCCGAGAGGTTTGCCAGCGCGGTCTCGGCCCTGTCGGCCCCGGAGGATGCCAGCCCCGCGTAGTAGGAGGCGTTGTCCGTATCCTCCCCCTCCCGCGTATCCGTCCCCCCGGCGGCCCAGCTCTCGGCGAGCGTCGCGCTGGCAGCCGCCGCGCGGGCGGACTCCCCGGACTCCCGCTCGTTCTCCAGCATCCACGCACGGAGCGCGGAGACCAGGAACTTCTTGTGGCAGTTCATGTCCTTGTCGAACGTGAGCAGGCTGTCCTCGTTCGCGAGCTCGTCCTTGCCTATCTCCGCAAGCTCGTCAACTGTCTTTATGTCGCCGGTTGTCAGCGTCGCCATGATTCTCCTCCTTCCTCTACAGTCATATCTATGCCGTCCTCCTGTACATGTTCACTGCCAGGTAAGGGGGCATGTTGTTGTGCGCCTCCCCTCCCCCCGCGGGGTTTATGGAGTGCGAGTGCGTCCCCGCATCGGTGGTGTTCCTGTTTCCCGACCCCTGCACGTAGGCGTTGCTTCCGGGAGTCCCGACGTAGTGGGTCTTTACGTCTTTGCCGTCAACGCCGTGATGGTGAGAGCCCCCCTCAGCGCATCCGTGGGTATGCGACGGCATCTCCTGCTCGGTCAGGACGTGCTCTGCCTCTCCGCCCGTCTGGCCCGCCGCGCAATCAGCCGACGTTCCCAGCAGGAAGCGGCCCTCGAGCTTCTCCCACTCCGTCCCGGGGAAAAGCACGGCGGGGCTCGTCCCCGCCATCGTCATGTAAATGGAGCCGACCGGGTATATCGCGTCGATTATCCCGGGGCCGACCTCCCGCGCGTCAAGGGTCCCGTTCACCCGCACCGTCCCTGAAGGGCATCCGGTGAAAGCGTCCGTCTGGGCGGTTGGATTGGCGACAAGGAGCGGGTCCTGCTCGCCGTTGCTCGTAGTGCGCTGGACGCGGAAAACGCCCTTGATTATGGAGCTGACGGCGGAGACGGCGAAGTTCGCAATCTTGAACCAGAAGCTGCCTTCCTCCGCCACCGTGCCGTCCGGCTGGACATAACCGCGCGGGGTATAGGCGAAGTACTCCGACCCCTGCTCGGTCAGGTTGCCGTCAGCGCCCTTCACTCCGTTGGAAAGAAGGAACTGCCCGGTCTCAAGGTTCCAGAAGTTGTTGGCCGCATCGGTTATCTCGTTGTCCTGAATCCTGCCAAACACGCCGCAGATGGCGAACAGGTCGCGGACGGCCATCTTGTCAGCGGTTATGCATCCGGCGGCGAGGTTGTCCGCCTGCACCGCGCCCTCGGCAATCTTGTTGTGGGTTATGGCGGAATTCACGACATCCGCCGCGCTCGTCGCCAGGGCGGTCACGAACACGGAAAGCCCGTCCGCACGGTGCACCGTCCTTCCCGTCGCCGGGTCTATGACGTATGCCGTCGCCCGGTACTCGTACAGGGTGTCACGGGGGTTCGCCCCGTCCTCGGTGAAAAACTTGGAGTGCCTTGTTGCCCCGAAAATGCCGTTGTCGTCGCAGACCACGGTCGCGTCCAGCTCCGCGCCGCCTATCCATACCCTTCCGGAAAGCGGGTACTCCACGCCGTCAACGGTCGCCTTGCTGTACCAGACATCGGCGGGGTATGTCTCTCCGTCAATCGTGACGCGCCCGTTCTCAATCTGGTAGGAGACACCGTCCTTGACAAACTCGGGGATGACCTCGTACAGGCCGCCGTCATGCCGTATCACGCAGACGTTGACCTCGCCGGAACCCTCGCCCGTTATGTCGCCGTAGACCTCCCACCCGGCCACGCGCATTATTCCGAAGGGCCGTTTGTCGCTGTCACCGAGCAGGGTCACTCCCGTACCGGAGGAATACTCTCCCTCCGACCTGAGCCCTGCGGCATCGCTGCCGCCGTATGCCCAGCCCGCGTCCACGACGTGCGGCGGGGCGACACGGAAAGCCTCCGTCCTGGCCGACTGCTGGACGGGATTGCCGTAGGCATCCTTCTTGTCCCGTGACGTGTACCACCAGGACTCGTAGTAAATCACGTCGTTCTGGCCGTCAAGCGGCAGCGTCTGCGTGAATGAGTGCGCGGTCGAAAGTCCCTCGGTCACGTCATCGGCGGACGGGGCGGCCTTGTAGTTGTCCACGGAGGCATAGGGGTCGCGGGTAAGGTCGGGATTGTACCAGGTCGCCTCACCTTTCCTGCGGATTTCAATCTTGTAGCGGGTCTCGCCGTAGAGCAGCCGTCCGGGTTTCTGCCCGAAGCTGAGCGTCGCCGTCCGCCCCGTAATGCGCTGGGCGGTCAGCTCGGCGACAAGCGGGATCCATGTGCCGTAGGAGGACGTGTCCACGGAGGACAACGCGCTCTGTGCGGTCCTGCCGTATATGTTCGTCAGTATTCCCCGGACACGGTATCCGGCAAGGTCTTCCACCTCGGGATATCCGTCAATATCCCTGTCAAACGCATACCCTGCCGAAGCGTCGTCCTCAACTATGGCCTCGCTCCCGTCCGGGCGGGTGATGACCCATGTCACGGACTTGGGGACGTTCTTGAGCCCGTCCCCGCCCGCGACCATCGACAGGGAAAGTCCGTCCATCGAGGCCCTCACGGTTATGAGCGGGATGTCCGGGTCTGCCGCCACGACGCTTCCGGAGGAATTGAGCTTGGCAAGCTGTTCCTCAAGCTCCCCCTGCCGCACGTACGGGACGGGGAGGTTGTCGGCGGGATTGACCCACTCGCGGACGTTGCTCTCGTAGTCGGATATTTCCCCGGAGTCGTAGATGCCGTCGTTATAGTCGGCGCAGTCCAGCTCCCAGCCCGAGCCCTCGCCACGGACGGCGGTGACTATCAGCTCCTGAGGCTCGTCGCCGAGGGAGTCGTCGGTCAGCCGTATGCGCGTCCAGGGCGTGAAGAACATCCCCTCCCGCCCGAGGGTCACGGTGACGAGCTTGGGGCGGAGGTTCTGGCAGGCCATCATGTAGCGGGCGTATTTCTGGATTTCCGGCAGGTACTCCACGCCCGTGACCGTCAGCTCCTGGATCACCGAGTCAGCGTCAAGTTCAAGGGCGGAATGCCTTTTCACGAGGACGGTCTTCTGCTCCCAGGTGTCCGCCTCGGTGTAGGTAATCCGCATCGCGTCCACCCGGCGGGCGTACTCCTTCTTGACCTTCACCTCAATCACGCTGTCAGCGTCAAGGACGGCGAGAGGGCCTTCCTGCGTGCAGTCCCACGCGACGGACAGGAGCCCCGCCATGTTCCAGTAGAGGGACGCGCGGCATACCCCGCATATTGTCTCGAGCAGGGATTTCTTTGTCGCCTTTGCGGTCTGGACGGCGTTGAAGCTTATTCCCTGGGACTCGCAGAACTCGTACAGGCCACCGAAGGCATTGAGGTCAAGCTCCGTGTCGGCGAAGCGCGACATGGGATGGATGTCGGAGGTCAGGACCTCAAGCAGTATGGCGGCGGGGTTGGAGGTCGTCGTCTTGCCTTCCGACCATCCCTCCCCGTCCCAGATGCGGGCGACGGAACGCACCACGACGTTAATCTGCCTGAGCTTGTCCTCGTTGGCCGCGCTCGCCTTTATGCGGACGGCGAGCATGGAGGACAGGGACCGCTCCTTGTCCTCAAGCACGGGGCAATCGACAAGGGCATCCGCCGCCTTGCTCTTCTCGGGGTCATAGCAGTGGCTCTCGTAATAGAGGAGGCAAGCGGTGTTCGTGATGTAGCTGTCCTTGGCGGACTCGTTGACAAGCTTGACATAGATGCAGCGGTGGCCGCCCGCCTTGTTCGCGCATATCTCCTGCCACGTGAACCTTCTCGTCGCCTCGTAGCGCAGCTCGTCCGAGCTGTTGGCCGAGAAGTCGTTGGACAGGCTGCCGTTCATCTCCTCCGCGCGGACGGGCTTCTCGAAGGTGTAAATGTGGGACCACCACTGCTCTGCGAAAAGCTGCCCGAAATACTGCCCCGGGCGCATGTCTGTCGGTGCGTACCCCCTTGAGGTGTAAGCGTCCACGATATCCCGCCCGTAGACCGGGTAGTCGAACCAGTTGTGGACCACCTCGTAGGGCACGGGGCTTGTCCCGCTCCAGGGAAAGTTCACGAGCACCTCGACCTCCTGCCTGTCGGTCATGATGACCGACTTTCCCGAGGGGGCGGAGAGCGTGAAGGGCATGGCCTGCCAGCCGCTGCCGCCGTCTATGGAGAAATAGCAGCCTATGCGGGCGGTCGTCGTGTGGTGGCTTCCGTCCTCCTTGTTCGTGGCGTACAGGCCCATCGGGAAGCTCACGGCAAGCGTCACGTCCCGGGCATACTGATCGAGCGTGACTATCAGCTCGGAGGACGCGCCGGAGTCCACTTCGGAGCGGTAGGGGATGCTCTGGTTTCTTGTCGCGCTCGCTATGCGGGCGTTCACCTGCGTGAGGGAGGAGAAAAGCTGGCCGTCCTGGGCTATCTCGTAAGTGCCGCCACGGGAGAACTCGGAGTCGATGAGCGTCCCGCCGTCGTCCTGGGGCTCGCTGCCGGAGAACTGCCTGAGCATGACCTCGCCCGCCCGGAGCTCCTCGAAGACGAGCTTGCCGAACCCGCATTCCAGCACCTGCGTGACGAACTGGTCACGGCCTCCCGGACCGGAAATTTCGTACCACTTGCCGGTAAGCAGGTAGGGCGTGAACCCGTGCCGCCCCATGACATAGGGCTGGCTCTTGCCCGTGGCGAGCGCGTTGGATGCGCCCCGGAGGAAAGGAAGGTTCGCGCCGTCGTCCTTGTTGGTGACGTTCTTCCTCTGCTCCGCCTGGGCCGCCGGGCTCTGGGCCTGCTGGGCCTTCTTCATCTGGTACATCGCCACGCCCACGCCCACGCCGACGACGACGGCGGCGGCTATCATGACGCTGGCGGCGACGACGGCGGGCGGACCGGGCAGAACGCGGACGAAGGAGCCGTCCCGCACCTTGTCGTCAGGATATGCCAGGCGGCCCCCGGAGACAATCACCGCGTGCCCGAAGTCTATGTCGGGGCAGGCGGCCCGGTATGAAAGGCCGTCTGGGACGAGCCTTGTCTCGTGAGCGTCGCCGATGCCGGGGAATACGGTAAGCCTCATTCCTTCGTCACCTCGTAGAACCCGCGCACCTTGAGCGCGGCAAGGGCGGAAAGCCTCACGCCCCTGCTGGTGGCATGGAGGACGTTGTTCATGTCCGCCATGTAGCCGACGTGGCTCTTGCCCTCGTAGTCCATTTCGACTATCCTGCCGGGCCTGGGGCCGGGGACTTCCCGCACGTTGAGGCATGGCTTCGCCCCGTCGGCCTCGGCGAGGGAGAATGTCGGGCTGTGATAGTCAAGGTCCGCGAGCGGAGTCCCCGCCCTCCGGCAGCACTCCAGCACGAGGCCGTAGCAGTCGAAGCCCTCGTCCTTGCCGCGCCCGTGCTCCTTGTACGGAACCCCTATAAGGTCAGTGAATGTCATGCGTTCCCCCTGTTGTTGCTGAGGTTGAATATCAGGGCCGGGAAGGTCATTCCCAGGCGGTCGTCCGTCCCGAACGTTATCTCCGCCTCCTTGCCGGTCCATAACGCCGTCCCGTAGCTCCGCCTGTAGCCCCGTATCGGCGTGACCGTCCCGTCCTCCAGGAGCAGGCCCGTGAACTCCGCGTTGAACACGTACTCGCTGTCCAGGAGCTGCTTGATCCCGTTGCCCCCGACGGTTATCCTGAGGCTGGACTCCCCGTCGTCGGAGGGCGTGAAGTCGAAGGCGGACGCGCGCCAGGTCTCGCCCTCCCACTCAAGGTCGCGGCTGTCGTTTATCAGGCGGATGTGCGCCGTGGCCGTGCTCCCGTCCCTCGCCCCGTCGTACAGATGGACAAGGTAGGGAAGGCTGTAGCCCCCGCCGAAAAGGAGCTTTTCATACAAGGGATCCATCTAAGCGTCCTCCAGCGTGAAGGAGACTTCCTTCTTCCCCTGCCCGCTCCATGTCGGCGTTTCCTTCATGTAGTACAGGCGTTCGGTCTTTCCGTCGCGGACGGTCACGTCCGGGAAGTAGAAGGGGACGGTCCCGCCGTGCAGGGTCTCCTCGAACCAGGACAAAAAGACGCGGAACTCCGTCTTTGTGCCGGAGACCGGCTTCCTGTCATCCATGCTCATATTGACGGCATGGGTCTGCCGCTCCGTCGAGTTCCTGCGGTAGTAAATCCTGCGCCCGCTCTTGTACTCCACCTCCTCCCGGTTCTCGGCATAGGAGGAATCCTGCCCGTATGCCTTCTTGTTCACGCCCTCAGGCCAATTCGCAGCCGTCATGCTCCCTCCTTACACCCCGTAGAATTTGCCCGTCATGCCGTCGCTCGCCTGCGCCATCGACTGGCTGTAGCGTCCCTTGCGCATGGAGTCGTTGACCCGCGCGTCGATGAGCAGCTTTATCCTGTTGCCGTCCACCTGCGGGGAAACCCCGACCAGGTTGGAGGCATTGTTCTCCACGTTCACCTGCGTCCCGCCCTCCTTGCGGCCCTCGCCCCGTGCCATCAGCCCAAGAGCCTTCATCTGCCCGCGCGTGAACACGCCCTCGCCGGAGTTGGCCCGTATCTGGACCTTGTCGCCGGAGTAGCTCGTCCCGGGGACGATTCCGCCCTTCTCGAAGGCGGGGGGCTGGGGCTTGTTGGACACGACGGTGGCGAGCTGGATGGCCCCGGCGGCGGCTGCCATCGCGCCCATAATCGCGCCGGCGGGCCAGCCGTTCTCGGCGATTGCCTTGGTCACTCCGAGGGCGATGTTCGCCGTCGCCTCGGCGACCTGCGCCGCCCACTGCCAGTTCTTTATCTGGTATTCCTTCTTGGCCGCGTCCTTCTCGAGCTCGGCTTTCTTGTCCTGGTATTCCTGCTCGGAAATTTCCCCCGCCCGGTATTTCTCCTCCCAGATGGCAATCTCGCGGTTCTTCTGCTCCTCGGCTTTCTGAATCGCGCTGTCGCCCGCGCTCTGCAATGCGGCGGAGACTTTGGATGTCGCGGCGGACACGGCCTCGGCGACCGTCTCCATGTTGTTTATGCCGTCCATGTTCCACGCGTCGTAGAATTCCTCGTTCATCCGGGCGAGGTCGGAATAATAGCTGTCCCAGATTTCCTTCTTCTGGTCGGCGGTCATCTGCTCCCATTCCACGGACTTGGTAAGGGCCTCCATCTCCGCCCGCATGGCCTCCTGCCTCTGGGCGACGGCATCCTGAAGCGGGGTCTTGCTCTTCTCCTCTTTGTCCGTGAAGGCCCCGGCGGCATGAACCTTGTCCTTGGCATCGCGGACTGCCCGCCTTGTAGCATCCTCCTCCGCCTCGACGGCCCGGGCGTAAGCCTTGTTCAGCTCGTCCGCAGCCCTGCCGTAGGCTTCGGCGGCTTCCGCGAGCTGGGTCTCGGACAGCCCGCCCATAGTCTCCATCTCCACGTACATGGCGGCAAGGTTGCCCTTGAGCTCAAGGATGCGCTCGCTCTCCTTCTTGGCGGGGCTCTCCTTGCCGAATTCCTTGTTGACGGACTCAATGGCTTTCTGGAAGTCCTTCCACTTCTCGGCCAGGTCCTTGCCGTCGTTGCCGGCTGCCTTGTCGTACACGGCGACCTTTTGGGCGAGCTCCGCTATCTTCTCGCGGTAGGCGACCTCGGTCTCGTAGTTGCCGGAAATGAGGCCGTTCGCATTCTTGATGAGGCTGATGTATCCCTTGTAGCGGGCCTCGTACTCGGCGCGATCCGCCTCCTCCTGGGAGACGGTCTCCCCGAGCTGGCGGCGCACCTCTATCTCTTTGAGCGTCTGCGCCACGCTGTCTTCATAGGACTTGCGCAGGCGGGCGCGGGTCTCGCTGTCCTTGGCGGCCGCCTCAGCCGCTGCCTTCTCGGCGGCAGCCCTTGCCTCCGCCGCCTCCTTCTGCCTCTTTGCCTCGGCGGTCACGCGGGCGGCCTCGCCAGCCTGCTCGCCCCAAGCCATCTCGGCTTCCTTGTACAGGGGCTTTATGTCCTCCAGTGCCTTCCGCAGCTCTCGGACTTCCTTCTCGGCTATCTTGTAGCCGCTCGTCCCCCGGTTCGCCTTGGAAAGCCTCTCCTCCGCGACCTTCAGCCCTGCCTCTATCTCCGCCTTCTGCTTCTTGAGCCTCTCGTAGTCGGAAGCTCCCGTGTCGCCGAAGCCGTCCTTCTTGATGGACTTCAAGTCGGCCATGGCCGCCTTGAGTGACTTGGCCTCGTCGTAACGCTCGCGCAAGGCCCCTGCCATCCAGCCGAAGAATCCGGCAAGGGCTTTCTGAGCGGGGGCAAGTATGTCCGTCCAGCGTGCGCCGATGGCTTCCTTCACGTCGCCCCAGGCGTTCTTCATCTGCTTGGACGCGTCGGCGGTCGCCTCCGCCTGTCCCTTGTATGCCTCGGCGACCATCTTGACGGCCTCGCCGCTCTTCAGCTGCTCCTCGGTAAGGTTCTTGAGCGCGGGGAGGGTCTTTGCCATGCTCCCAGCCGAGCCGGAATAAGTCTGATTCAGCCCCTTGACGGCGGACTCAAGGCTCATCGTGCCGGATGCGGCCACGTCCACGGCGGCGGACATGATGTCCATGATTTCCGACTGGGTGCGGCCGGCTGCGGCGAGCTGGCTCATCATGGGAATCAGCTCCTCGTCGCCGAAGTTGGAGACGGACTGGAGCTGTCCCGCAAACTCTTTGAGCCCCTTGACGGACTGGCCGTTCAGGAAAGGATTGTTCTGGGCGGCGGCCTCGAGCGACCGCTCGGCGTCCTGCTGGACCTTCCACGCATCCCCGCACTCGTTCAGGGCGGAGACTGCCTGGCCCACGGCCTGCGTCACGGCTCCGAACGCCTTGAACACGCCCCCGACGGCGTTCGTCAGGTTGGAGATTCCCTTGATCGCGCCGGAATTGCCGACCTTGGCGACCGATTTTGAGAATTCGTTTATCTTGGAGGTTACCTTGTTGATGCCCTGCTCGGCTTTCTTGGAGTCGGCGGTTAATTTTATTGAGACTTCAGGTTTCTTTGCCATTGACTTCCCTCAGAAACGTGCTATCATATATATAGAAACCAGCGGAACAGGAGGTATTCTATGATATGCTTGTCACCCCTCAGCGTTTTCTTGGCCGTCGCTTTTATCCTCTGGATTCTCAAGAAGGAAAAGACGGACAGCAACGAATAAGCGCCCCGGCATATACACAGTCACTTTGAGAGATTCAGGAGGTGCTTTATGATAGGTCTGGAACTTCTTTTTTCATGCGGATCCCCGGTTCTGTTCTTCCTCGCTGTTTTCGTAGTCTGGAAGCTTGGCAAGGCATCCCTTGAAAATGAGGAGACGGAGGCCGAAGCCCCCGTTTCTGACTAGCCGAAGGTCTCCTCGAACTTTTCCTTTGCGGCCTTGTCCTCTGCCGTCTCCGGCTCTTCCAGCCGCCAGGCGTTCTTCATGTCGCGCATGAATTTCTCGTAGCCGCCCTTGTCGCCCTCTTCCCAGGAGCGGTAGCCCATCACGTCGTTCAGCTTGGTCTCCCTCAGTCCCCGGAAGAGAGCGAGGAACTTGTGCCAGTGACAGGCCTCGGCCTTCAGGTCGATTCCGTAGCACTGCAGGAAGGCGGAATAAATCAGGTCCTCGTCCTGCGTGAAGTCCACGACCGGCCCGCCGTCCCCTCCGCCGATGTCGCGCGGGAGGGCCTGGGGCGGGGCGTAGAATCCCATCAGGGCAAGGAAGCCAGCCTCGCGGTCCCCCGGCGCGTCCCCGTCATAAAGGAAGTCGAATTCCTTGAGCGGGGTTTTCTCCCGGAGGAGGCGGGAGAAAGTGAGCCAGAACCAGTGCTCCGTGTGCACGGGGAATTCCTCCCCGTGGACGGAGACGGTGGACGGCCAGAAAGCCTTGTAGAGCCTCACCATCCCCGCACCGCCTATGCCTTGAAGGGATCCACCCACTCTTCCTCGGCATTGTCAGACCGGGTGAAGACGGGGTGCTTGTCCTGCGGGTCGGGGCTCGCATAGCCCTTCATTATCACGCCGCCGAAGTTGATGTCGAAGGTGAGCGTCGCCTCGGCTCCGTTGATGTTCGTGAAGGAAAGGCTGGACTCGGTCATCTTCCACGCCTTGTAGCCCGCAAGCGATGTCTCCTTGGTGTAGTAGGTGTCCTCCTGCCAGTCCGTCTCCTCCACCGCCCCGGCGGGCGCGTACTCGTCGCCGGACTTGGTGTAGTACTCGGCCCCGTCCTGCCATGCGGTCTGGAGCGTGTAGCGGTCGCGCATGACCGGCTCCTGCATGAACACGATGAGCACGTTGCGCTTGGCCTTGCCGCCGATGGGCAGGTCGTATGCGTGCGGGAAGAGCAGCTCGTAGTCCGGGTTGCCCTTGTACATCGTGATTGACTGGTTGAGCGTCGGCGCGTAGTCGTCAATCTCGTTGGTCGGATGCTGGTCAACGATGTAATCCCGCGTGTTCACCGTGGGATTCAGGGAGATGTCCAATGCCGTGGACTTCTCCACGCGGACGGGCATCTCTCCCGCCTCGTCGTAGATCCACAGCCCTATCTTGTACTTCTTCACAAGTTCAAGCTTAGCCATGTCAAGGCCTCCTTGTCGTTTTCTTTTATCAGTCGAACGGGTCAAGCTCAGGGGCGTTCGCCTCCGGTACCTGCACCGTTATTTCCGTCTCGGATATGCAGCAGCTGCCGCTTGTCGGTCCCGCATCAGGGTAGAATTCCGTCCCGCCCAGCTCCACCCTGTCCACAAGGCCGCCGAGCGTCCAGTCGCTCCGCACTGCGACGCGGAAAACCTTTGCCGTCCGTACCATCTGCCTGAGGAGGGTCTGGTAGTCCGCCCCCCTGTGGATGAAGCCGACGGTCAGGGTGTTGGACGTGACTCCCGCCGTCAGGGTCGGCTCTTCCTCCTCGGTCTTGCCGGGCAGGATTGCGCAGGTGCATTTCGCGTCGGAGCGGGAAACGTCCACGACCCCGAACACGATTTTCGCCGGGGGAAGCAGGGGTGTATCGCCGTCGGAAAGCTCCGCGAGCCGTTCCGGCAGCCTCTTTTCTATGAAGTTCTTCAGGGCGTTGAATGCCTCTTCCAAATCCTACCCCCAGTATTTCTTCAGCTCTTTGTCAACGATTTTCTGGAACTCCCCCTCGTAGCCGCCGGACTCCACGTAAGTCTGCCCGGCCTGCACGAAATTCCGGGCCGCGACGTGCGGACCTTTCCTGCCGGGGCCGGCATTGTAGCCGTATGACAGGACGGCGGCCTTGGCGAGGACAAGATGGTTGTTCGCCTGCACGGCCTTGTCCTTCGGCCACACGGAGACGGACGAGCCGTCCTTCTTTACCTTGTAGCCGTATGCCTTGGAAAGCTCCCCCGACCGCTTCGTCGTGGAGGACGTTATCGCCTTCTTTATTGTCTTTGCGGCCCCGCGCCCTGCCGCGCCCAATGCCTGCTTCTTGATGGACTTCAGGCTCTTTGCCGTGCCCTTCAGGGCTTCCTGCACATCATCGACATCCGCCTTTATGCTGACCATCTGGACGCTAGGCATTGTAAATCCTCCATGCGTTCACTTGCTCAAGGAAGCGGTCTTCCTTGAAATTGTTGAACACCCGCGTCCCCGTGTCCGCGAAAGCCGTGCTCGCCACGGCAAGGTTCCCGCCCGCGCTCTCCCAGTAGAGGTTGGCGAGCTGCAAAGCCGTCGTGACTATCTTCCCCGGCACGGGGGCATAGCCGCCCATGAAGGAAATCTCCAGCCTGGTGCCGGAGTCGAACAGCTCAAGCTGCCCGTTCGCGAGCCGGCGGGAAAGGTAGTTCTTCTTCCATTCCCATCCTTCCGGCTCCTGCTCCCGCCCGTTGACGCGGACGGAAATCATGGATGCCACGGGGGCGGGGAGCGCGATGCTGTCCGTACCGTCTCCCCATGCCCTTACCGTGTATTCCCTCAGCTCGGGGTCGTAGCCCAGGTAGCGGGCGACGGCATCCGTGGCGGCGGAGGCGTACACGGCGGGCATGGACGCTCCGTCCCCGGGGATTTTTCCCGCGAACTCCTCAAGCATTTCCACCGTTATGTACGCCATGCCGCCCCCTAGTCTTTCTTCTTCTTCTCGCCCTTTCCGGGCTTGGAGTCCGCGACGGCCTCAGCCTCCCCGGACTTCCCGTCATCCTTCTCGGCAAGCCCCGCCTTCTCCCAGGCGGCGAGCCTGTCCTCCGGTATCTCGTAGGACCTGCCCCGCTCAAGGCGGCCCAGGTCGGACATGAGGGTTTCCTTCATGGTCGCCCTCACGAGCTTCTTCCCTGCCATGAGCCGCCCTCCTTACGCCATCTTGATGCGCGTGAAGGCCTCGGCCATGACCGGCTGGCCGTCCGCGTATGCGAGCGCGGAGAATCCCACGGAGGGATAGTACTTCTCGGTCAGGCGGGTGATTGCGATGGAATCGACCATCGTCATCCAGTAGCGGGAGAAGTCCGCGAACATTCCGACATAGAGGCCGGAGGTCATCGTGCTCGGCACGAAGTCGCTCTCGATGACGGGCGCGCCGTCCAGTATGTCCGGGTCGGAGGCTGTGAGGCCGCTCCGCCACAGGTACTGGTCGTTCTTGTCCTTCAGGATCAGGAGCTTGGTCACGGTATCCGGGTGGAAGAGCCAGCTTGCCTTGGAGCGGTACGCGCTCTTGAGCGAGCGTTTGGCCTTGATGATGTCATCGGCGGAAAGGGTCGTCGCGCTCGATGCCGTGAAGTCACCGTCCGCAGGAAGCCCGCTCGCGGATGCCGTGAAGAGTCCGAGCGGCTGGCCGTCGCCCGAGCCGTTGATGATGGCGTTCTCAAGGGCGGCCTGCATCTTGTAGCGGATCTTGTCGCCGATGATGGACTCAAGGTTGAAGGCGTTCGTCTTGAGCGCCTTGTCGGAGATGGTGACGAGCTTGACCAGGGCATGGGCCCCCAGCTCGCGCTTGCCGTAGGACAGGGAGGACTCGTCGGTTATGCTGCCGGGGACCTCGGTCGTCCACTCGGCATCGTCAGCGTCGGCGGCCTCGTAGGGAACGCCGATTCCGGCCGCCTTGGAGAGATGGACGGTATAGACCTTGGAAAGCAGGTTCAGGTCGCTGCGGACGGGAGTCAGGATCTGGTTGACCAGCTCCTGGGGGGCGAGGGCAGATGCGGAAGCCCCGTCCCCGTCAACGACCAGGGCGGCACGTGCCTCGGCGGACATGCCGGGAAGGCCCGCGCGGAGATAGTCGCGGAAGGCGGCCATCCTGTCGTCCTGCTTCCTGGCCTCGGGCTCGGGGGCGGGAAGGCTGGCGGTGAAGCCCTTCAGCTCCAGCTCGCGCTTTTCCTTCGCGATGAGGTCGGTGAGCTTGCGCACGTCCTCGGACATGCCCTTGTACTTGCCCTCCTCCTCGGCGGTGAACGAGCGGACCTCGCCCTTCTCGTCCTTGCAGCCGTCGTTAAGGGAGCGCATCTGCTTGATGATGTTCTCGCGGGTGTCAATCTTCTCCCGGAGGGAAAGCTTGTCAAAATCCATAGTCGTTTTCTCCTTTTTCCTCCGCGTCCAGTATGTCCAGCTCGCGCCGCCTGCTGTCGAAGGCGGCAAGGGCATCCGGCTCCTGTTTGGGCGCGGGTATCAGTTTTTCGAGCGACGCTATCACGCCACGGATGGTGCGCACGTCCTCCTCGCCAATACAGTCACTTTGCTTTTTAAGCACGTCCTCAAGCCCTCCCAGGCTGATTCCCTTGCCCTCGAACAGGGCGCGGGTCCCGGCTGAGGCATCCGGGTATGCGGGGAAAGCCACGCCGACGGAGACCTCAAGGAGGTCAACGTCAAGCAACTCGCGCAGGGCAGGCTCGCCCCTCGTCCGCTTCCATGCGTCGCGGACAACGTAGAAGCCGAAGCTCACGCCCGGAACGTCGCCGCGCTTGACGCTCCCGTAAAGGTCGTTCGCCCAGCCCGCGTCCGGCAGGCTGCACTCGAAGTGGAGCCCGTCGTCACGGCTCTCGAGCGTCAGCGTCTTCGCACCGGAACGTCCGAGCACGTACTGGGTGTTGTGGCCCCACAGGCAGCGCACGTCCCCCTGCTTGAGGGAGCGGTCGAACGCGCCGTTCCTTATCACCTCGAAGAAGCCCCCGAGGTCCTCCGAGCTCTTGTCATAGGGGATTACCCCCGCTATGCACTTTCCGCCTCCCTCCTTCTCCCTGGTCTCGACGGACGCGGGGAGGGAGCGGAGGACAAGCTTGCCGTCTTTGCCTTCCATGCAGTCCTCCTTGTTATAGGATTAGGTTTATCCAGTAAGGTATCTTGATGCCGAATTTCAGCTTAAGGAGGGCGAGGGCTATCCGCACCAGGACGAAGAGGGCAATCATAAGTGCCCCCGCCCGTATCAGCCTCGCCTTCGCCCTCAGCTTCGCCTCGTATTCGGTCAATCTCGTCGAGTAGGCGGCCAACTTCCTGTTCGTATTCTCCAAACAGGTATTCAAGTCGGTCAACTCCATCTGTAATTCTCTCACTTGCGCGGACGACAATGCCAATTCGCTCTCGGCTACTCTCAACTGTTCGGTCAAGCTCCTTGACTGTTCCTTCAAGCCGTCCAGCTGCGCGTGCACTTGCTGAGACAAGCCCTGTATCGTCTGCCTGTAGCCGGACGGACTGGCAGGCCGTGAGTCCTGCGCAAAGAACAAGAGCGGCAAGAGCAGCGCAAACAGACAGCAAAAAATGAGCCTTCTCATTCCTCATCCTCCCCATCTTTCTTTTTCCTCCAGTAACCGTACTTCCTGTACCCGTCAATGAACCACACGATGGAGGCGAAAAGTGCCGCCCCCAGCATCCAGCCGCCGAGCTCCCAGACCCAGTCCTGCTGGAACCATGCAACGTTGTCCCATTCTGTCATATCGCGGCGGAAGGAATCGAACCTTCGTCCTGATGGTCATGAGCCACCTGTGTGAACCACTACACTACGCCGCCTGCCGCGTACTCTTACGCGGTACGCTTACGACCCATTTGTTTGAGCTATACAAATCTATCACACTACCGCCGACGGCGGGTTATGACCTGTTTTACTGCTCCAGTCCCCGGACAAGCTTTTCCAGCAGTTTGAGCACGTTGTCATAGAAAATCACGCCGACCGAAACTCCGAGCAGGGTGGTGAAAATCCACGCCGGAAGGAACTGAAGCAGGAGTCCGCCCGTAATTCCGACCGCGACGGTAATCAGGATTTTCAGCTTCGGATGCCCGACCGAAAACAGCTGCTTGACCATCTGCGTGATGCCGACCATGAAAAGCGCAATCTGGACGATTGCCTTCACGTCAATGAAACTCTCTATGTCCATCGCTCTCCTCCTAATTCCACGGGGCATTGTCAATCTGCTCGCCATAGACGGCTTCCCACACGTCCTTGTGATAAGCGTTGACGTTCCCGTAGTTCTGGTCAAAGACCTTCTTTATCCCGTATCCGTTCTCAAGCGAGTAGCGTTTCAAGGCTCTCCAGGAGAAAGCCCCTTCGTTCAGTGCCTCCATGCGCTTCACGCTTGCCCATTCCTTCGCGAAATCCAGCTCGAGGAGCAGGGAATCCCGCTCCGCCGCAATCTGCTGGTTCTCGGCCTGCAATTCGGCAATCATTTCCTCTTGCAGCCGCATGGCCTGCTGGATAATCAGCTGCTTCTCAAGCCTTGTCTTCGGGGTCAAGGCATTGACCTTGGAATGGTTCTGCAACTCGCATTTGATGGCGGTAGCCTGCGCCTCGTTGAAAACAAAAGTTTTCCCGCCGTTTACCACCCGCGACATCAATGTCGCAGGGTCGAAAAGCTTTGATGCCGTCCTTTGAATGGTCCGGGAGTCAACCCCGATAACCTTTGCAAGCTCCCTTGTGGTCATTCCCTTGCAACAGGGCAATTCAGTTCCCATCTTTTTCTCCTATTCAAACGTATACTTGTACGTGCACATCCTGTATCCCTTCCTCACGGTCTGGGAGTTCGCGTACACGTCCCAGCCCCGCCGGCGGAAATGGGTCTTGCAGCCGTTCACCCACTTCTCGATGGTATACTGGTTGCCCTTGACGATTCCCACGTCCTGCACCACTTCCTTCGTGCACCACTTCCCGGTGAACCGCCGGAGAATCGCGCAGTCGTCGAGCACGGTGAAGTCATTCTTCAAGAGCCCGCTCACCATGCACAGCCTCGTAGCGTCAAGGAAGTCAATCGATTGTGCCCTTCCGCACCTGGCCCGCTCCTCCTCTGCCACGGAGAGCAGGCACAGGAAGAAGCAGGATTCGTCGGCGTGCATGATGTAATTCTGTATGCCCTCGTAGCGGCTCTTCATACGACCTCCCATTTCCTGCCGGAGTAGACGCTCCGTATCCTGACAAGCCTGCCTATGAGCTCGGCTGTCCATTTGTCCATCCTTTCCGCGAACTCCCGCGTCTTGAACTGCGGCTGCAAGTCCGGCACGTTGTACACGACCGAGCGCAGCTTGTCCTGCTTTATCCCGACATACTCCTCATCGCTGGTCATGTGGTTCTGGAAAATCCAGTCGATGACCTCATCATAGACAAGCTCAAGGATGTATTTCGTCTTGTACCCGTTGTACTTGCCGTCAGCGTCCACCTTTGACGCAAGCGACATGATGAACAGGTAGGCGGCCTCTTTCTGGTGGAGCTTGATTATATCCTCCCGGCTTGTCGCCCCGATGGTGACATACTTCGTGTGTATGCCGAGCAGTCCCCGCCGGGACAGCGTGACGCAGACAAAGAACACCAGAAGGATGACGCACAGGGCAAGGGGCGCGTTCGGACTGTTGAGCAGGCCTGTGAGCCAGTCCATCACACCACGTCCGTCAGGGTCACGTCGCTGGTCATGGTCACGTTGTGGACCACCACCAGCTTGCCGATGGGATAGGTTGCGAGCAGTTCCCGCACCTTTGCCGTCGCCGCTTCGGAATCGCCGGCGAACACCTGCCCGTCAGGGTTGGTGTGGTAGATGTAGCTCTTGTCGCCGTTCCTTATGAGTATGCTGTACATGGTTGTTTCCTCCTGCCTGTACAGTCACTTTGCGGTTTTTTACTGAAGTAGGAACGAAAAAAGCTTGACAACACGTATTGCACGTATTATCATATAGCTATGAAGGACAAAGAGCTTTTGCAGCTTCTTTTGAAAAACGGATGGAAGGTCGCTCGGATAAAAGGCAGTCATCACCAGCTTGTGAAAGAAGGTTCGCCGCCCGTAACAATAGCGGTTCACGGCACGGACATGAAAAAAGGGTTAGAAACGGCAATCCTAAAGAAAGTCGGACTAAAATAGAACTGATGCGGGCGAAAGCCCGCAAGGAGTATAGATTATGGACATTGTTTATCCGGCGGTCTGCCACTTTGAGGACGGCGGCTATTGGTGCGAGTTCCCTGACCTTGACGGATGCTTCTCGCAGGGCGACACGCTACAGGAAATTCTCGGCAACGCAAGGGAAGCCCTCGAATGCCATATCGAGTATTTTTTTGAGAATGACAAGCCCCTCCCTGCAGCGACACCTATCACTGACCTTCACGCCGATGGCAAGGATTTCCTCACCTATATTTCCTGCGACATCCCACAAGGGGCAAAAAGCGTGAAAAAGACGCTTACCATCCCCGACTGGCTCAATCGCAGGGCGGAAAAAGCAAACATCAATTTCAGCCAGACCTTGCAGGAAGCCTTGATTGCAAAAATCGGATACCCCGCATCCGCATAATAACAAGCCGTCCGTCCGGGCGGCCTTATTCTTTGTCCCCCGCCCCGCAATTATGCGCTCATAAAATCAAGCTCCAGCTGGCCGTCCGCGGGAAGCCCCGCAACGTCCGCCTGCCGGACCGGAACAAACAGCCCCTCCTCCACGATTTTCCCGCGCCCCTTTCCGTTCAGCGTCTGAGCCTTGGGGATGGACGCGACACGGCGGAAGCGGCCCTCCGGCATTGAGTATTCCGATATGAACACGGGGAAGGGGCGCGTCTCCGCCCAGCGGTAGAACGCCTCATGGTCGAACGCCCCGGAAACATAAGCGTCAGTCCCTCGGTAGGGTATGTCGCAGTAGACAACGCTGTCCGGGGGTATGTCCACGGCCTCGTATGACCTGCGGGATATTTCCAGCCTTTCCAGCCCTTCCAGCCCTTCCAGCCCTTCCAGCCCTTGCAACCCTTGCAACCCTTCCAGCCCTTTGTGCGACAGGGCGGACTCCGAATCCCTGCCCGTGGACTTGAGCCTGTAATGGGAGCCTCGTTTCTCCACAAGCCCCTGCGCCCTGAGCCCGTCAAGGACAAGATGGCGGACGGCGATGTAGCGACCGTGAATGCCCTCCGCCCCGTCGATGGGCGACAGGTCAAGGCCGTAGCCCCTGGCCCGCTCATAGTCACGGAAGAAAATGGCCTCGTGCAGGGCCCGCTTGTAGTCCTCTGTTTTGCGCGAGTAAAGGTAATTCTTGCCGTTGTTCCCGAAGCTCCAGACATAGCGCACGTATGGGTCAGAATCCTTGAGGCGGGAAAAGTCCTCGCGGCTTATCCAGCGGCTCTCGTTCCTGTACTTTCCGTGTATTGCGTTCCAGAAAAGTTGCGGGGCATCGCAAACGTCATTGGCGATTATCCGCCCGAACTTGCCGGACAAGAGGGCCGCATGGGTGACGGCGCAGCCGCCCGCAAAAAGGTCAACCAGGCACGGTGCGGAAGGAAGATGAGCCACAATCCATTCAGCTATGGAATTCTTGCTTCCCTTGTATGGAGTTCCGTATCTCATACAGATACAGTCAGTTGACAAAATTCAAAAACTGTATAAACTAATAGTGGTTGCTTCCGTTTTGGAAACAACCCCAGGGATAGGAGACGTTCTGGACGTTAGCAGGGGAGGATTGCAAAATCAGTATCTATGCGCCTATCTCGCTTTTTTCTGCCTGTACATTGTAACCAATGCCAGCTCTCCTTTTTTAGCCCTTACTTCCATCACAATTTTTAATCCATTAGGCTTGTTCTCTGTGAACATCAGGGCTTTATTGTCACAGTGATTCTTTTCTTCCAGAGAAATAGATTTTGCGTTGTTCACTATTCGCGGGATTTTCTTAAAATCTTCAACCGTTATGTGATGCTCATCTTTTTTCAAAGCATGCCTTATGGAACAGCTGTCCATTACAATTCTTTTTACTTCTGTCCCTGTCAATTTTTGAATTTGTTCCTTTGCCCCAGACTTAACCTTTGAGGCCGTAACCTTCGAGAATTCATTCGTAGAACTTGCCTTTTTCAGAAAATGCGAAACTTCCTTTGAATTTGCAATTCTTTGGTATCCTTTTGAGACAAACCTCCCCTTTTCGTCCCTCGGATGCTCGCTTTCGTCGAAGCGGAGCTCCGGGAGGCTGTCTAATCCTCTTTTTTTTTACCGTCCTCCCCGGAGTTCTTCATCAGCTGCTTCTGGTTCGCCATGTAGGACTTCACATAGTCCGGCGTGAGCGGTGCGAGGTTCGCGGGCATGAAACGGACGTCGCCTATCGCGGGGTCGATGAGCGGGCGGTTCTCCATGCGGTTCACGTCGTTCATCGTCAGCATTCCGTTGGACAGCTGCTTGACGTAGTTGTCGATGCGGATCTGGGAATCCGCCTGAAGCATGGCGTTGCGGTCGAACTCGACGTAGCAGTCCTCGCGGTCGTAGACGGGGAGCAGGTCGGAGAAGTACTGCTCAAGGAGGCGCAGCCACGGGTTGAGCGTGTTCTGGAGGAAGTTGCGGGCCTGCTGCTCGTTGTTGTTGTACTTCGCGTCGCTCTCGCCGAGCATGGACAGGGGGACGCGGAAGATTTTGGCGACCTCGCGGGAAGAATAGGTGCGGTTCTCCACCAGCTGGGAGCCGTTGTTGTCGGGCAGGTTGAGCGCGTCGGCGGTCATTCCCTGCGTGAGAATGAAGGGGTCGCCCGCGTGTTCGATCCCGCCGTAAGCCTGGACAAGCCGCTCCTTGAGCTTCTTCGCGTCGTCCGCGCCGAAGTTCTTCTCTGACAGGGGAACGGTCACCTTGAGCTTGGAGTGGATGCCGCCGTCAAAGACGTGCTCGGCATAGTCGTCCATGTTGTTGCCAAGGCGGGCGGCCTTGTTGGCGTACTCGATGGGGGAAAGCCCCCACACGCCGTCCCAGACCATCGCGGGGACGTGCAGGATGCTGTCGCGCGTCAGCTCGAAGACCTGCCCGTCAAGGCGGTAGCGGTAGGCGTACTCGTTCCGCCCCTCCATCCTGAATATTTCCATCCGCTCCGGGTTGAGCGCATGGAGGCCCGCAAGCTCCGTTCCGTCCCAGTCCTTGAAGAGGAAGGCGTTCCCCCGCAGGAGCAGGTGCATCATCAGCTGCTTGAGCAGGGTAAAGGTGTGCTGGCCGGGGTTGGGGCGGAGCTTGAGGAGGCGGTAGAGCGGCGCGGATGCTTCCAGGACGCGCCCGCCGTCGTCCTTGCGGCGGTAAACTCCGACAGGAAGGGAGGCGACCGCATCCGAGATGATGCCAGTGCAGGCGTTCGCCGTGGCGTTCTCCAGAATCTCGGAGACGGTCATCCGGCTGTGCCAGCGGAGCGAGCCGGTCGTGTTGTATGGGTTCTGCGAGACGGGAAGCCGCTTGGGAGCCCGCCTTATTTCAAGTCCGAAAAGCTTCATACCCATACAGTCAGTTTGAAAAAAAAGACCGCCCGGAAGGGGCGGCCACGGCATCAGCCGAACAGAACCTTGTGGATATACTTGCTTACGGTCAGCCCCTCGGCGGCCGCCCGTTTCTCCAGAACGGCCTTTTCGCCCTGGGTAAGTCGGACGGCGACCTGCACGGAAAGGACTTCCTCCGGCTTCTTATAGGCTCCGGTCGAACCAAAGGGGCGGCCAGCCCCCCGGCGTTTCTTTTCGTCCGCCATTACAGCCATCCCGTGCGCCTGGCGATGATTATAACAAGTGCAAGAATGACACCGTGAACAACGGCATCGACCGTAATCCTAACAAATTCCTTCATTCCTGTTGACATAAAAGCCCCCTTGGGGGTAGACTTGAAGGAAGGGCGGGGTACTTCGAGCTTTCCCCCGCCCGGCCCCCGCTAGATGTACCTACTGATGTAAATCAGCAGGACACCTATCAGGATTTCTGAAACTGCCTTGTAGACTTCTTTTGCGACCGTCTGCAAGGCTTTTTTTGTTTCAGCCTTCATAGTCTTTCCCCCTTTAATCAAGATAACCAACGGAGCAACGCTCCTGATGGTTATAATATATCATGTCTTAATTATTTTGTCAACTATTTTTATTATCGGGGTACCATTATCGCTGGCAAATTTCACGCCTAAATCAAAGCCCTTGGTAAAGGCTTTCTGAATCTCATCAAATATGACGTTCGTTACTTTCGCAACGTCAAAACTCTCTTTTAGAGCCCTGTCCAACTCAGTCATACCTCAAACTCCATTTTATCGAAAATTGCTATTTCAGCATCATACTGCTGCTGATACCATTCTATTGCCTGTTGTATCACAGGTTGGGCTATGTGCTCTGGGAGCGCAACGGATGAATACATACAATCTCCAATACGCACCTCACGCCCGTCGCCCATGTTCTTTAAGTTGTCTATCTTGAACTCAAGCTCGCGCATCAACTCCCTTGCTCTATAGGCTTTCTCCAGAAAACCATCCAGCTTGCGAAGCTTTTCTTCTGTCATTTCAACTTCTCCTATTTGTTAGTATACTGACAAAATTCACCCCAAAAGTTTGTCATTTGAGCTAAAAATGTGCCACTATTGTTATCTCATTCTGCACACCACAGCCCGACACCTTATCATCGATGTACACGTCATAGGCATACATCCCGCCGTCAATATCAGCTGACGTGCAGTAGACATGCACTTCCGCGTCATCGTCCAAGTCTGCCATAGCATCAATTAACTGTTTTTTTGTCATTCCTCTTCCTCCAGTCTTGTCAGCGCATTGCTGCAGTCGATTGCCAGCGTCTTTATCGCGTGCTCTTCCTGCGTCTGAAAGTCACGCGCCTTTTCTGCGAGCGCGATTATCGCATTAAGATAATCGTAGCACTTCTCGAACCTTGAAACCTCTTCCTTCTTTCCGTCCATTATGACCTCCGTACCTCTTGAAACATTTCTGGACATTCTTGCCTGAACTTTTTTATCTCAGCATCATAATCATAAGAGAAGGCCGGCTTAAAGCCTATGGCTTTATCTCTGATATGCCAAAAACAAGCACCGCAATATCCGTTAGAAATGTCATACTCTTCCTTTGGCATAAGCCGTCCGCAATACCGACAATTCGCAGGATTTGTGTTTATAGCATCTATGTAACGCCGGTGTTCAATCTGATCACTGCTATATTGCAGTTTTTCGATTGAGAAAAAATCAAATTCCAAATTGTTTCCCATCACTTCACCTCCGACCTGTACATATTTTCTGCCGCTTCGGCAACAAATCCGTTGTCCCGCAGCATGCGGGCCCATGCCTCCATCTCGCACTGCGTCCCGCAGCGTACCACGAGCCAACCCTTCTTTCCCAGCATGGAGACGCGCCAGTCGCAGGGCTTGGATTTTTTCACGGCGCGCTTGTCGGCGACACGGGGAGCGGCCTTTTTCTGGACGTGCGGACGCCCCCGCCGTTCGTACCGGGCATCCCTCTTCTCAAGTTCCGCACGCACGGCCGCGACGGCATCGTGAAGCCGCTCCGGGGGTATCTCCGACGGCCAGCCCCTCTTACAGAGGATGTACCAGGCGGAATCCCGGGAGCACCCGGCTGCCTCGCCAATCTCGCGGCAAGTAAGGATGCCGGTGCTCGAGGCATGCATTCCCTTCCTGCGCTGAATCAGGTGCCTCTCGGCATATTTCGCCATCAGGTTTCTGAATGCCGCCTCTGCCTCTGCCGCATCCTCAGCCGGAACGCTGCTGTCCATGCCCAGCTCCCTGGCATACTTGTACGCAGTATGAATGGAAATCCCCGTCCTCTCCGCCAGCTGGCTCATGCTTACGCGTCCTTCCGGTGTTGCGCTCATCCAATTCCTCCCTAAAATATCATCTTGGACACGTCCAGCGACTGCTGACGCGCCTGCTCTGCCGTTGCCACGTCAAGGCGGTTCATCGCCATGATGCTCGTAATCACTCCGTCAATCCGCTTGCCGGTCTTGGTGAACTGCGGCTTGACGACCTTTATGTTGTCGTTCGGGTCGGTGCGTATGGTGGCGCACGACACCATCCAGCGCATGACCGGGTTGTTGTCGATTATGCGCCGCTCGCTGACCGCCTTCTCCCACGCCTTGGACGGCTCGGACATGTACGCGATGCCCTGGTTGAACTCGACCATCGTGAAGCTGTCGGCAAGCGGGGCGATGATCAGGCTGGACAGGTTGCGGTCGTAGGCAATCTCCTGTATGTCGTACTCCTGCGCGTCGCGCCGGATGTCCTCGAACATGTAGGAGTAGTCCACGGTCTCGCCCGGCGTCGCCGTTATCCAGCCGCCCTTTATCCACTTCTCCACAAGGTAGCTGTCCGTCTTCATGCGGACGGCTATCATGTCCTGCGGGATGTAGAAGCGGTGCCTCGCGTACCTCCTCCCGTCCGGCAGCAGGAAGTAGAGCGTGAACGCCGTGAAGTCCGTCGTCTTGGACAGGTCCAGGGCTCCCCAGCATTTCAGCCCCGCAAGCTTCTTCTCGCTGAACCGCTTGATGCATCGCCTCCAGTGGGAGTCGTCTATCCAGCAGTCGGCGTTGTTCACCCACACGTCCATGCGCTTGGTCAGGAATTCCGCCATGCCCGTGCTTTTCTGCCGGGCGTTGACAAGGGCCTTGCGCAGATCGTCCGTACTGATCGCCCCGTCCACGTCGAGGTTCGGGTTGGCCTTTATCCAGTTGCGCTCGTTCTCCGGGTCGTCGCCTTTGTCCAGCTCGTACACCACGGCGAGGTAACTGTCGTTCTCGTAGCCTTTCGCCCCTTCCAGCATCTTCGTGACTCGCTCATATTCCTCATGGCAGGGGGCGGCAAGCTCATGCCCCGCCGTGGTAATGATGAATATGAGCGGCTGCTCCCGCGCTCCCATGCCGGACTCGATGACGTTCAGCAGTTCATCGGTCTTGTGGGCGTGGTACTCGTCGATGATGGCGCAAGACGGGTTGAGTCCGTCCTGTACCTTGCTGTCGGAGCTCAGTGCCTCGAACTTGCCGTCGCCGCTCGTAAGGTTCTGGGCGTGGACCTTGACGAACTGGGAGAGCGTCGCGCTGTAGCGCACGGTGTTCTTCGCGTTCGTGAAGGCTATCTTTGCCTGGTCGCGCTTGGTCGGCGCGTGTTGTTGACGGCAGGCTTTTTGTCCTGCCCTCTGGAGGTTTCCCTCATTTCCATCGGACGGTCATTCCCGCCCCAGTCTAGCGCACGTTTTCATTCCATGCGGAATGTCGGGATCTCTTGGAAGGATTATATTTGTTCACCTTCTGCGCGTTACGACGGCTTCCTGCCTTTCGCAATCAGGAAGCTTGTCTCGGCATCAGCATTTGGTGACGGATTGGTTTATATGAATCTGGGTGTCTATACCGCGCTTTTTTAATTCAGCCCGCAGGGAATTTCTGCTTACGTTGAATTCATGCGCGGCGGCGTTCTGAGATTTCCCGGAAACATAGGCATCGATGGCCCTTTCCAGCCTTTCCTCAAAGGCTTCACGGACTCGCTCCGCCAGTTTCTCACGCACATCAGGCATAACCAGCTTATATGACTTGTTGTACAAAATGTTGTATACGACATCGCAGGAGGTTTTGTGTCTTGCAGCCAGGTCTTTAACTTCTTCCCCACGAAGAAGCCCTTTTATTATCTCTGCGGCAACGGCATTACTCACAAGAGCATTGCCGTTTTTCTCCCCTGACTGGCTCCCCCGTTCAGCTTTTATGGCCTTTATCCTTTCGACGGCTTCACGCGGCATTTTCTTTCCTTTGTTGCTTTCGCCGATATGCCGCTTGTGTTCCTCCGAAAGTTTCCGACCCTTGCCAGCAAGGGACATCTTCCTCTTTGTCTCTGCGTTATGCCGTCGGTACCCCGGTCGCTCGCCCCCTTCGAGTATGTTGTACCCCTTCTTTTTGTTCGTGGAGTCATACTTGCTTATATAACTCCGTTCCAAGTCATCAAGCTCGTCTTCCCTGCACTCCTGAAGTATGCGCATGGAAAAGCTTTTCTCGCCGAACTTATTGAAAGCCCGCTGAAGGTGTTCATTTGAATGGGTCCCTCGCCTCAGATTTACAAAGTGGTTTTTCTTCCTGTCCTTGTAATTCATGGTCTGGCCAATATAAACCTTCCCGTCAACGGTGTTCTCAATAATGTATATACAGACAATCTTTTTCATAACCGGCTATCTTTAGATAGTCGGAATCCAATCCACCTCCTTTTAGCCTTCGCCGATATATCCCGATTTTAAGCCGCCACCATTCTAGCGGCTGAATACACTTCCGCGCCCGGCTCGCTCACAAGATCGTACAGGCCCACGCCGGAAGCGAAGAAGGTCTTGCCGTTCTTGCGGGCGACCTGAAGGTACACGCGCCGGAAGCGACGCTTGCCGTTGTCCTTGCGCCTCCAGCCGTACAACATGGCGATGACCCACTGCTGCCAGGGCTGGGGCTCAAGCCGCTGCCGCGCGAGCTTGCCCTTGGTGTGGACCTGCTCGCGGAAGAAGTCTATGGCGGCACGGGCGTGGCCGTCGTCGAAGCGGTAGGGAAAGCTCCCGTCCTGCGCCTTCAGGTCCGCCTGGTTGCGCTTTACCGCAAGCTTTATCATGCGGCAGACGGGAAGCCTCCCTGTCAGCACGTCATCGGCGTACTGGTTGTAACTGTAATCCATTGTCCTACAATCAAACCTCCTCATTGTAGCTGTAGTCCACCGCCACCGACGGCCTCCTCAAACTCTTTTCGTCCGCACCAGCGGTCGGCATCGTGCATGAGGTACGTGCCGAAGTTCCACTGGCTCTCCTTCTTCCTGCCCCGCCCGATCATCATGCGGGTGGCGAGGCAGAACGCCCGCCCGTTGGTCACCCAGACCCGCTCGCCCTCCGGGGGCGGGTCGTCCCGTATGCTCCGCCAGCGAAGCATCAGCCGTTCCCCACGATGCGCAGGATCGCGTCGGTTCCGTCCGGCTTCTTCTCGGAGACGTTGCCCCTGACGCGGGCGGCGTTCACGGGAGTGTCCCCGAACTGCCCCATGATCTTCTGGTACTCCTGCTCGTACTTGAGCGCAAGGTCAAGGGCGTTCTTCGTGTTCGGGCCGAGGGTCAGCAGGTACTTTGCGACCCCGCCCGCGTCCTCCACGAGCTTCCGGCACTCCCGCGCCTTCTGCCACCAGAAAAAGGCGTGCTCCAGCGTGGGGAGGGTCACGGGGGTCACCATCCGCGCCTTGCAGAGGGCGGGGACGAGGGTGTCCCACAGCTCCCGCGCCTCGCCGGTTATGCTTGCGGGGCAGTCAACGCCGGGCAGTGGCTCCAGGGAGGTGCCCCGGTCGGCGTGGCGGCAGGGCTGGTAGGTGCCGTCCTGCTTGTGCTGCTCGACGGTCTTGGGCGGTCTTCCCACGTCTACCCCCTCCCTGTTTTTTCGCACGTGCACACGAAAGAC